GCTTTACCTCCTTTCTTGCCTGCTGCACTAGCACCTTGAACGAATTTGCCATTTAAGCATCTTATATCACCATTTTCCTTATGGATACTCCAATGCTCGTCTGGAGTGCATATTGATAAGTTGTCGACGCTATTGTTATGGGAATCACCATCAATATGATGTATGTGCATTCCTTTAAGTATGCACGCTTTATGATGGGTTTCCCATATTTTACGATAGTTAACTTTAGTTCTGTTGGTCATGACGGTATCCTCTTTATATAGTTTATTTATATAAAATGTAACCTCAAGATCAACACTCAATATGATCATTTTACAATCAAGCTATCTCCTACAGACAATCCTCTCGATATACTGGTCTCATCACCGTTTGCAGTGGGAAACAAGTGGTCGGCAGAACAATATATGGTTTTACCTGACTTAGTTCGAACCTTGTACGTCATCTTGTGTTGGGCAGGAAACACGGTTTTCACCGTATTGTAACCTACGTCTGACAGCAGTTTATCGCCGATGATTACGTCCTTTAACAGCTTCTTGCCGTTGTCAGATAGTACCTCAGTGTAAGGATCAAGGCAGTAACCGGTTCTGGTAGTTTGCGTAGCAGTCATGACAGGAACATTGAACTCTACAGCAAGACCACGTAACTCCTCAGCAATCGCTTTGATCAGCGTGTATGAGTTGACGTTACCACCAGCTTTCATTCTAGCACTGGTACATATATTTAGGTAGTCGATATAGACAACATCTGGTATAAAGTTTTTCTTGAGCTTCAACTCATTCAAGAGGTGCCTAAAGTGAGCAGAACCAGCACTAGCAGTGGGAAACTCTTTTACGATGAGCTTACCTGTAGTCTTGGCCTTAACTCGATCAAGTCTCTTGTTATACACCTCACGAGGAATCTCTTGTAGAGAGTCGATAGTAGTGTTGAGTAGATTCGCATCGATACGCTCCGAGATCTTCTCCTCCGCCATCTCCATTGTGATGTATAGTACGTTCTTACCATCCATTAGATTGGCTGATGCACAGTGCGTCATGAACAACGTTTTACCAACACCTGTACCAGCTAGTGCAACGGACAGTGACTTACGTGATATACCACCCTTCGTGATCTGGTTGAATAGATCTAAGTCGAATGCGATCTTATCCTCTTTAGTGTGATAGAAGTCGAATCGTTGATCAGAATCTTCCAGAAAGTCGTGACCAATACTTTGGTCGAATGATACACCCAGAGCTTTGGACAGCAGGTCGGGAATAGAACCCTTGTCCAAGTCTTTATGGTGACCATCTAACACTAGAATCGATTCACGAACAGCATTGTAGATTGCCTTATCCTGACAGAACTTTTCGGTCTTATCGACCAACCATTCGATGTCAGTCTTAGCATCATACTCGAGTCCATCCAGAACATCAATGATAGACTTGTATTGATCATCATTGAGATTACTCTTTTCTTCTATTGCGATCCGAAGTGCCCCTTTAGTGGGCACCCCGTTGTAGTCTTGAATGTATAGAGTAATGGCATTGTAGAGCGTCTTTTCACTGAAGTCCCCGAAGTACTCCTCTGTCAGGAAGGGAATAACCCTTCGCATATAGTCATCATTATGTAATAGCCCTGCAAGTACCGTATTCTCAATCATCCGTTAATATCTCCTTGATATTGACTTCACTGTCATCGCCCATAAGTGGGCCAGAAGTCATAGTATAACTGTTTTTGATGTAAGATGCAAGATCTGTTTTCTCAAACATCATCAACCAAAACTCCGAACTATCATGGATCTCCTTAGCTCGCATCTTATTAGTGCTGAGAACTTCGCCGGTAGCGGGGTTGATGGCTTCGTACCAACCAATGGTGGGCTTGACTAGATACCCGCCACGTTCCGCAACATCCATCAAGCCAGACCATTTCGATATACCACCCTCAAAGGTAACAGTAACCGGAATCTTAGACTTCTCTCGTACATGGCGAGACTTCTCGATGTTGATGATGAAGTGGTAGCCAGTGATCTCTTTGTCAACCTTCTCTTGCTGACGACCAATGATCCAGATAGCATCTGAACTGTAATAAGCGCCTGTGTTGTGTGAAACGACACCATTGGCTAGCGTGTATTGTTGCTTATCATATTCATCAGAATTGATTGACAGATCATAAACAGGCTTTTTGCCAATAGATTTGACCGACTTAATTCTCATAATGTATTCCTTATAGGTTGAGTAGCTTATCTTTGTGTTTACAGTTGTCGTTGTGCCATCGTGCTATGTTTCCTGCGACAGATTCCATTCCACAGTGGACACACGAATCTCTTCTCTGAGGCGTAACTACGCCTGGATGTTTCCATATATCTAGATTATACAGCACTGCTTCCGATTTGTCAATTCTTTTACACTCTCCTGTGTGGATATTTTTTAATGTGATTTTGTTCTTCGACAAAGCGCCTACAACTTGCTTTTGCTTTTCGCTTGCGGGTAGCTTTGCAACACGCTCTACCCAGCTCTCAATCTGCTCCTTTGGAGTTTCTCTATCTTGATGCCATTGTGTGATCTTTTCGGATATGCTCTTCTTAGTCTCATCTGTGTGAGTTTTACCGTAGAATGGGTTCTTATCTCCTTTCATGCTAATTCTCAATGCCTCTATATGAGCCTTTTTGGCGGATTCGTGCTCTCTGGCCGTAAAAAATCTCTTCTGATTCTTATCGCATCGGAGCATAGAGTACCAAGCATGTGCCAACTTAGAAGTTCTATAATGTTTATACAATAGACAGTGTGCCATAAAATGCTCTCTGGCCGTCAGTCGTACTAGGTTTTCTTTCGAATCATCTCCGCCTAAGCACTTTGGTTTGATGTGATGTTGTTCCGAATACTCAATATTCGGAACTGGGATGAGCAGTCTCTTTTCAATGAGAGAATTGTATATGGATAAATAGTTCATGTAAGGTTCCCCTTTTGTTGTTATAGTAACTCGCACTACTATATATACAAATTGGAACCTTACTACTCTACCGATACTTACACTACTTCACATTCCATATCTTCTACCAAGTCTTTAGCAGAAACCCATTCGCCATCAACTATAAACTTATGGTCGGCGGAACATGTCACGGAGTGTCCATCCTCAAACTCGATCTCATAACACTCAGGAGTGCCTTCATCGAGCGTCTCTGGGTTCCAAACGTGACTTACTGTATTAGTACCATAGTTCGTCACAACAGTATCACCGATTGCAAACTGCTCTATTGGCTTAAGACCATCGGGTGTTTGGATCATAGTGCCTTCGACGACACACCCACCTGAAACGATATCTTTAGGATAGAGACCGATCTCCTTATACGTATGGTTCACCGCAACAAGAGGTATATCTTTAAGATTCAAGTGCGGTGTGATCATACGGAACAGAGACTTCATCTGTTTCGCCCGAGACATATCTGCAACAGACTTCTCGTTCATCGCATCTTCAACTTCTTTCTTTGAAGCTAAGTTACCAATCGAATCGATGATGATACAAACTTTATCATTTTTAGTGATAGACTCCAGCTGCTTCATAATGTCGAACTTCAACTCTTCGACGTTCGTGATCGGCGTATGAATAACTTGATCCATGTTGACACCAAACGACTCGAAGTATGCTTGAGGTGTGCCAAACTCAGAGTCATAAAACAAGATTACTGCGTCCTTATACTTCTTCTGGTATGCAGCTGCCATGAGCAATGCGAACGCAGACTTGAAGTGCTTAGATGGCCCAGCAAGCATCAGCAGTCCAGGTACAAGACCACCGTCGACACGACCAGACAGCGCTACGTTGATCATAGGCACTGGCGTGGGAGACATCTCCTTCTTACCGTAGACCTTAGAATCGAGCAGAGGTGCAGTGAGTTTGATCGTAGAATTCTTGGCCATTTTTTCCATTAATGAGGACATCGCTTTTCTCCAGCTATTGTATTGTTGTTCAAAGAAGCTATTATAACACTATCTGTTGTAAAGGTCAAACAATTTCTTCTCAAATTGCTCAATTTTTTCGGTTCGATTGGGCCAGAGGATGTACTCCTTAGATGGGTTAGCCTTTAGGTTGTTCAGCAGTGGGGTGATTGCTCCGTATAGATCATCGAGCTTGTTCTGTAGTTCAGTAGCGCCTTGGGCAGATCCTGCTGCACTGGACTGGGCTTGTTGTACTACCTCTAGCTCATCCTCATCGACCGAACAAAAGCCGAAATCGTTAAACTCATGGTTCATGAAAAGAATCCTTCTAGTGAGTTGACGTACTCTAGTTCCCAGTTGATTGCATCTGACACCAACTTCAGGGGCTCTTTGAACGTCTTGTTAAATTGAGTTTCGTAATCTATGTACTGATTTAGACCAAACTCTTCGGGTAAGAAGTT